GGAGATATCATTGACAGCCCTTCGTTTACAACCTCAAATTGATAAGTAAACGGAGAGCCAGAGAAGCGCATAGAGTGAATGCTGTTATTGGTAAAGATTAGTATCTCTTGCCGAGTCTTGATAGCCGCTACAATATACGAGCCTGCCGTAAGGGTTACGCCACCAGAAGTGTTCGTAGAGGTAGGAGTCCAGTCAAAAGGGCTTTCTTGGTCAGACCATCTGACTAACAGAGGATCAATAGTCGCTATGCCAATCCCATTGCACCCAAAACAAATAGTATGACGATCTGTTTCTGACACCATGACTTGTAAGGCTAAAACAGGAGGGCTTACTGCTCCTACCTTGTCAGTAAGAGCCACTGCGCGAGTTACAGTCCCTGCGCTTTCATCCCAGTAATAAATTCCCCCGCCACGCACACAAAAAATCAGGTCATTACCAAATGTGTCTTGGCTCCAAAGCCTAAGCTGGTTGCCAGAAGTAATAGCTGTTGATCCGCCCCAAGCAGCCGAACCCCAAGTGCCTGCTCCATATCCCGAAGAAGAAACGTAAGTGTTAAGTCCTGTATTGATTTGGTAAGCACCAATGACCGACCCTCCGCCATTTCCGACATCGCCAGCAGATGCCGTTACCGTAACCCCAGCCGTAGTTTTAGCTGTAATTGTGTAGGTGTTGGCATCGCTAACATTGAGAATTTGATATTCCTGATTCAGGACAGCCGCAATGACGTTACCGCCTAGCGAGACTGCTCCTGAAAAAGTAACAAAATCATTAGTAACTGCGCCGTGATTAACATCGGTAATGGTTAAAGTAGAAGAGCCATTAACAGCAGCAAAAGTAACCGCTCCTGCGAGAGTGGTTTCTCTTATCGGCGTAACATCATTGTAATCAGCGCCTTCATTAACATAAAACTTTAAATTGGTTCCAACACCAAGATACTCGATAGAGGCTGATGCTACCCAGTCTAATAAGGAACGGCATATTCCCAAAAAATAATTGGTCGAATACTTCTGCCATCCTCCTATTTGTTCTGGCCTGCCTTTCCGAAAACGAATCTTATCGGCATCATACCAACCGCTTCCTGCGGTCAGCTCTGTGCCTTCTCGATTAATACCCGGCTTAAAGTCATATTTAACAAGCATCTTCTGTTATTTCCCTTATCCGGTTAAGGAATGTTTAAACGTAAGTATTGGTGCTGATTTGGTCTGTAATTTCTAAGGCTCTCCCCTTTACCTGTCTTGCCCATTTTGACTCCAAAAACTCCGTTGCCGCTTTCTTGTGATTCCCTTGCTCCATATGGGCGATAGCATTCTTGAATGTGGCAAATCTAACCCTGCCTAAATTGAAATGCATGTTAATAATGCCGTCTTTACGAGCGCCTTCCTCCATATCAGTGAACCACGGGTATTCTTGACTCAATTCTTTAATGGTTCGCACAATGTCGTTCTGGAGCATGTAGTCGATTTCGTCGTCGCTAAGACCTATCCCTGTATGTCTTCTGCTGCCGGAAACATTTCTTCCGCAGCCTATCGTTTCGATGCCAAGGCTATCTTTATAAACGTGATGCTTTACGCCTTCATGCCGCTTTAACTGTGCTATTAACTTGTCCATAGTAACTTCCGTGGCAACTGCTTCTGGACTCACTGCTGGCAACACCGCCAACAAAGCCCAAAAAACCCCTAAGAACTGACTCATCTTTCTCGACTAACGCCCTTGGCTTTCTCGAAGGAGCGCATTGCACCTAAACCCAACATACCCATTAAAACAGGCATCATTTCAGCAAGTTGGATCATTGGAATTAGCACATCTGTTCCTGTTAACTCTAACCCCATGTTTACAAAAGGTATAATAAGGAAATTTCCCGCCATGCCCAGCGCACATATCCAGCCAATTGCTGGTCTCCACCCTGCCACAAACATGTTGCGATGAGCAGCCTCAACCTTGTTGACCTCAATCTGGGCCATGACCTGTTCTTGCGTGTGCTTCTCAGCCATTGTCGCAATGTCATGCGACAGCTTTTCACGCAAATCTTTGTCTGGAATTATTTTATCCAGCAAGGAGGAAATTGGGCCTATCAGGGAGCTAATTGTTGTCAGCATCTACAAGATAACCCAAACAAGAATCGCAACTATTAAAATTCCAGTAATTGCTCCTAGAATCTCAGGCTTTAACTTGCCTGCCGTTGCTGCTACCGCAACGCCTATCTTAGAAAGAAAGTTTTTAATCATCTCAACCGCCTTTATTCCGTATCATGCTCGTTAAAATGTTTCTGAATCAGAGCTTCAACTGCCTCTAAATCCCGCTGTAGGTATTCTATCCGTAAGTCTTGTCTGGCGTCATCTGGCAAAGCGCCAAGTTCCCCTCTAGGCCATTTTATGCGGAACTCTTCATTCAGAAGGACAGAAGACTGGATTCTAATGCTGTCAATTTGGAGCTGCGCTATCTCCGAGGTTAGTGTGAAATACACGCCCGCAATAGAAAGGAATCCAGCAAGCAATCCAATTAGAGTCTTTAAATCCAGTTGAAACTGAGTATTCTGCTGTACCTCTAATGGTTCTGGCATAGCTCACCTCATTGCCTGTCCCAAAAATTAAAATACGCACCCGCCATTAAAGCGGCTAAAAACACCGTAGTGAGCGCCTGAACAAGGGTTTTACCAACGGTACGCTTGGCAGAGCGGAAGGAATCCAACAAGTTTCTGAGTTCTTTCACATCAGAATTAGCATCTTCATCAGACAGCCCTACTTCACGGAGAGCCGTTCTAGCTCCCGCTTCCACAGCGCGTTCGATCATGGCTTCCATCTCTGCTTCGGTCATTACTTAGCTTACAGAGCGTCTAAATGTGCATGGGTTGTACAGCCGTTAATAGCGGCGATACTTGCATCCTTAGCATCCTTAGCTGTGCTGACTGCGGCGGCATCACCGGAGGCATCCGTCACTTCAAGCTGGGTCTGCTCATTGGCTACTTGCTGATACTCAGAGTTAGCCTGACCAATCAACCCCTGTTTACGCTGCGCTACAGTCAAATTCTCTACACCGTAAACAATCTGTACCGGATCAGCAGTAAGATCAAACGTATGTGCAGTATAGATTTGCTTGCCATCAGTAATTTCAGGACGCACTTCAACGGCTGATTTCCAGCCATATTCCCCTTCAGGAGGCTGTGTGTCCCAAACCTGTGTTACTTCTTCGTTTTCAACTTTTACAAATAAAGACATTTTAGTCTCCTGTTTAATAATTAATGTTGTTAAATATTATATGTTCTCTATGGCTAGGTTGGCGTTATGCCCAGAGGCTATTATTGCCCAGTCTGTTGAAGTTCCGACTTGTACCGGGGATGAGTAGTAAGTAGTGTTATTTAAGCCTCCCTGACCAACATTATTCTGCCCCCAAGTCCAGAGAGTTCCGCCGGTACTAATACCTGATCCCATGCTCTGCCCTCCCGATATGACAGACCATGTAGTGAGTGATCCAACTTGGACTGGAGAGGAATAAACGGTTACGTTTCCAAGACCTAACGCTCCTCCTGCGCCGTTTCCCCAAGCCCATAGTGTTCCATCAGTCTTGATAGCAAGCGTGTTCTCCCTGCCAGCTTCAACCTTCGACCATGTAGTAAGTGCGCCTACCTGTACCGGAGAGGAGCGGCTAGTGGTGTCACCGAGACCTAACTGCCCGTAGTTGTTTTTGCCCCAAGACCACAGAGTTCCGTCTGTTTTGATCGCAAAACTGCTGCTCTTTCCGCCTATACTATTTACAGGTATTGTAGCCCAATCAGTAAGTGCGCCTACTTGTTTTGGTGAGGAATAAGTTGTTGTGTTACCAAGACCTAACTGTCCCAAGTCACTCCTGCCCCAAGCCCAAAGTGTGCCATCTGTTTTAATTGCATAAGTATGCTCATATGTACCACACGCTTTTAACCAATCAGTCAGCGCACCTACTTGCGTAAAAGCACTTTTGTCAGTGGCATTGTTTATACCTAGTTGGCCGTAGTTGTTTTTGCCCGTACCCCATAGCGTACCATCCGATCTAAGACCCATATTAAACAGATAGCCACCCCCACCCATTTGTAACCAAGTAGTAAGAACGCCAAGTTGGGTCGGCGTACCTACGTTTGCAGTACCGCCGTTACCTAGTTGACCGGTACTACCCTCGCCCCAAACCCAGAGTGTGCCATCAGTTTGAGTCGCCATACAGCTATACCATGCGGTGTTAAGAGTTTTCCACGTAACCGCTGAACCTATTTGCACAGGGGAAGACATATTTGTCGTAGTGCCAAGACCTAATTGTTTCGACGCATTATATCCCCCTATTGCCCACGCAGGTTTTGGGACTATACGTTTAGGCCACAGACCTTGCTCCTCGTAGTCTGCTACTTGGTCTAGCGTCCATATACCGGATGCAGTGCCACCTTCGCCGTCAACAGGGCCGACAACCGTAGGAGCAAGTTTTGTGATGAACCCTCCGGGCCATTTTCCGCTCATTTAACTCTCCGTAATGCTTGCTTCTTTTGGCTAAGGGCTTTCTTGATTAGGGCAAAAGGAGCTTTCCAATCACCAAACATTTCCTGCCGCATTAATTTCAGTGTGTCGTAGTAAGGGCAAGTATCGCCCTCCTGTGCATAGAAAAAATAAGGCATGACAGGGGTAACAACCCAAGTCTCAACGCCCATCGCAGCCGCTAAATGGCTGACTGAAGTACAGGACGAGATCACCAGATCACAAGAGGCAGTAGCCTGTCGGGTGTCCTCCCAAGTGTCTAGTGGAACCCGCTCAACCCACGGTGGACATTCCTCCACAGCTTCATCGCGCTGTAACGAGATAAAATCCGCATCTACGCCCTTCACGGCATTGAACATAAGCTCGTAAGGAAACTTCTTGTGGTGTTCGTGTTCAAACATACTCTGCCCCTGCCAGCGCAGACCAATGCGCTTACGAAAGCCTTTAATAGTTTTTGGTTTGGTAATGTAGGCTTCACCCGTCAGGTCTTCTAACTCGAAACCCAATGGCACAACAGCCGACATACCCTGTACATAAAATTCATGGTAAACAGCAAAACACCCATCGTGTTGGACAACCGCGCTTACACCTTCCACGTTTGTGAACAGTGTTACCAGTGGGCCAGAACACGATACAACTACTTTACATCCGCGCTCGGCAATAGACTTGGCATAACGCACCTGATGGATTTGATCGCCCAGACCGCCTTCCAGATATAACAGGACTGTGCCTTTAGTCTTGCCATCCCAAGGCTGTGTAGGCGAGTTAGGCGCAGCATCTCCAAACACCCCGGCTATACGACCACGATCCATTAACTGATAACCTTTCTGAATCTCTCCCTGACGCAGTAAGTACCACCCACGGTTAAACGCCGCTCGGTGATTGTTTGGCTCCTCCTTCTCAATCTTCTGGGCTAACCGCCATCCTTCTGCAAAGTTACCCATTCTGGACGCAGTTAGCTGGAGGTCTAGGTCATGCAATTCAGGAGTAGT